GGAAACGGTGACGGAAACGGTGACGGAAACGGTGACGGAAACGGTGACGGCAACGGTGACGGTGGCAACGGTGGCATCAGTGAGCAAGATCTGCTGGATCAGATGGACACTGACGGGGACGGTTATATCTCTCAGGAGGAGTGGAACGCTTGGCGGCAAGCAATTAACGAGTTGATCCAAAACCAAGAGTACGACCCCCTTTATGATGTCAATGGCGATGGGGTCGTCAACTGGCAAGATAAAGCTGCTGGTGCTGAAGTTTGGCAAAATAATCAAGACCCCGGCCAAGAAGAGCCGCTGACTGGACCTGACAGGCTCGTGAAGGGAAACCTTCTGACTCCGATGGACGTGAACGAGTACGTCAAGAAGCGGGATAAAATCGTGAACAAGCGCAGGATCGGCAAGAAGCGGAAGTACAGTGCGCCTACCGGATTTACGAGCGACCCCGGAGGCGGTGCCGGTGGCAGTGGAAGCACGCCTCCTGCAAGCGGCGGCGGTTGATGGATGAACGACTGAAGGATTTTCGGAACTTCCTGTATCTGGCTTGGGATCATCTGGGTCTGCCGGACCCTACTCCTATTCAGTACGACATTGCTGATTACATCCAGTCAGGACCGAAGAGACGAGTCGTTCAAGCATTCCGGGGCGTGGGTAAGTCTTGGATTACGTCCGCGTACGTATGCCATTCCCTACTGTTGGACCCGACAAAGAACATAATGGTCGTATCCGGCTCGAAACAACGAGCTGATGACTTCTCGACATTTACTTTGCGGCTGATATCAGACATGCCGATGCTTCGGCACCTGATTCCTACCGATAGTCAGAGGAACAGCAAGATCGCGTTTGACGTTGGCCCAGCTCCAGCTTCCCACGCCCCCTCAGTCGTCTCCAAAGGCATCTCCAGCCAGATCACGGGATCACGCGCAGATTTGATCGTCGCAGATGACGTGGAGAGTTTGAACAACTCAGCCACCCAGACGATGCGTGACAAGCTCAGTGAGTCCATCAAGGAGTTCGACGCAGTCCTGAAGCCGGGTGGAGAGATCCTGTTCTTGGGGACTCCACAGACGGAATCCAGCATCTACAGCGTTCTGCCTGAGCGAGGCTTCAAGACGCTGATATGGCCCGCTAGATACCCGACAAGGGGCCAGATCAAGCGATACGGGGACACGCTGGCTCCGAAGATCGAAGAGGGGCTACAGGACGAGGAAGCCGTAGGACAGCCCACGGACCCGAAGAGATTCGATGCCGAGGACCTGATGGAGCGAGAAGCGTCCTATGGCCGCACCGGGTTCGCCCTCCAGTTCATGCTGGATCCGAGCCTCAGCGATCTCGACAGATACCCGTTGAAGCTGTCGGATCTTGTCGTCATGTCTCTGAATCCTCGTCAGGGGCCGGAGAAGCCCGTCTGGGCGGCTTCAGCAGAAAATATGGTACAGGACCTGCCGAACGTCGGATTGCCCGGAGATCGCTTCTACGGGCCTCTCACGGTAATTGACGGAAAATGGGCTGATTACACAGGCTCAGTGATGGCGATAGACCCGTCAGGACGTGGTGCGGATGAAACCAGTTACGCTGTCGTCAAGATGCTGAACGGGTTCTTATTCGTCACAGATGCGGGAGGACTGCCGGGGGGCTACAGCGAGGACACGTTGAAACGGCTGGCTGTGGTCGCCAAGGAGCAGGAAGTCAACCAGATCGTCGTGGAGTCCAACTTCGGTGACGGCATGTTCACCCAGCTCTTGAAGCCGATCCTTGGGAAGATCTACAGGTGTACGATCGAGGAGGTCCGGCATAGCGTCCAAAAGGAACGACGTATCTGCGACACGCTGGAACCTGTGATGAACAGCCATCGCCTCTGTATTGACAAACGGGTGATCGAAAAGGACTACGAAAGCACGAGGCATCTGCCGCCTGAGAAAGCGTTGAGATATCAGATGATGTACCAGATGAGCCGGGTGACTCGTCAGAAGGGTGCGCTGGCTCATGACGACAGGCTTGATGTCCTTGCTATTGCGGTCAACTACTGGACGGAACAGATGGCTCAGGACGCTGACAAAGCGATGGCGACTAGAGCGGACGAAAAGCTGCGTAAGGAGCTGGATGATTTCGTCGATGGAGTGCTGGGTCGTAAGTCCAAGCCACTCAGTTGGTTCTGAATTGGGTGACTATATGGTTACGGAAACGTGACTGGGGCCGACAGAACTCGTCAGGACTCAGGTGAAGACCTAGTCTGGCTGCCTCCTTATCCCTGTAATGGGGGGTAGGGGGGCCTCTAGAATCTGACAGGATCTAGGTGAAGGGTATAAACCCTTCTTAAGAAGAACTTTACGAGAGGTCTAGAGATGCTTAAGATGATTCTTATGGGTCTCAGTATTTCTGCGGGTAGCTCACAGGATCCGTGGACTATTGAGTACGTTACTTACGAGGAAGGCCCTAAAACCGTGTATGAAGGGACTGTAAGGCTGAACTTTCAGGACTACAGTACGGTCTGCATGACTTATTGCTGGGATATACCAGAGGGACGACTTGTAGGGTCCGCAATCTCTTCAGATCCGGGGCAACCAATGCTGCCGTTTGATAGCTGGGAGTTGACGGGAAATGAGCTACGAATTACGTGGTGCAGGACCCCGGACAGCAGACAGCAGTTGCCAGTGCAGTCCCCGAGATACTTTAAGTTTGCGGTCATTAAAACGACGTTTGACGGCGATGATCTAGGGAAGCTACTGGCTGACTGGGGTCCGCCCGTCGTTATTGACGCGCCTTGGCCTGAACAGGACTACACGTACGTTTCACCGTGGGACCTTAACTTGGACACCGTCGTGGACGGTAAAGACTTAGCTATTCTTCTAGGGGGTTGGAAAGTTGACTAAACGGAACTACGGGCGTGAGTACGAGCAGTATGGCTCGAAGACGATCGCTGAACGTTCCAGTCGAAACAAGGCCCGGAGAATCGCTAAGAAGAAATATGGGGCCAGTAAGATTGCCGGTAAGGATATCCATCACAAGAACGGCAACCCCAAAGACAATCGTAAATCGAATCTAACCATTAGAAGCCGAAAGGCGAACAGATCAGACAAGAGGTGATCCATGGCTGAGTATCAAAAAGCGGTCCAGATCGGCAGTGATAAAGGTGGAAACCCGATCATGCAGTTACAGACGCATCGGTTCAAGTCCAAGGACAGCCAGAGCCGTAAGGGAATGAAGGGTAAGGCCGCTGGAGGCCGTCAGTCCCGGTATAGCTCAGGCCGAAGCGCACTCTCAATTAACCTTGGGATCATGGATCCGATGATCGAACGAGCGATGATGAAGCGATGACGACAGGGCTTTACGAAATCACGTGGCTCGATATTCAGAGCTGTGATGAACCTTGGGTCGATCTCAAAGAGGCGAAAGCGATGAAGCCTGTCGAGATGACCACACTGGGGTATATCATTGAAACATCTGATACGCATATTGTCGTCGCTTCCACGTTGTGCGGCGATGGCGAAACTGTGGGCAGTGTCAACTCGATTCCTACGGCAGTCATTAAGTGCTGTATGCCGGTTCGACGAAGCCCTGAGGACTGCGAATCAAAGGACTGCTGTAGCGGGTCCGTGTCACTGTAAAGGGTGTCAAATGCCTGCTGAAGGTGTCGTTAGTTGGCCTGAGATTTACTGCGAACACTGTGGGCAGACCCTCGGCTTTTTAGAAACAAAAATCTGAGACCCTATAAAAGGGACAGCGGCGACCAGATTCCCCCGTGGCCCCCCTTATTGACAATCGATTGTCACAACATTATCGGACGTGCCTGCCGTAACCCGTTATCGGACCACGTCTCCCGATGGACCTTAGATCCACCGGACCACGTTATCGGTCCATCGGTGTTGGGATTCCCAACGTTCGACGATTGAGACTGATTCTCAATTAGAACGTACGTCCGTGTGGGCGTTTTTATGATATCGGACCATTGCCACGTGGCCGCCTAGGATCGATCGTGTGACGTTTCGACGTTTCGACGGGCCGTACCATTCCGAAACCGTTTCGATCGATCCTGAGCGGTTTTTACTTTTTCCATATTTGAGACGTTTAGCTATTGACCTAGTGCCGAGAATGACGATAATCATAGAGGTCGAGAGAACGTCTCTCGGCATCAACTCGAAACGTTGGGATTCCCAACGAGAATGGATAGACTCATGACCACCAAGACCAAGACGACCAAGACCACCAAGGCTCCGAAGACCGGCAAGACCGAGGCTCAGATCAAGACCGCCGAGGCCAGCATCATCGGGAAGATCCGTAAGAACGAGGAATCACGGGCCGTCATCGCCAAGGCTCTGGCCTCTCTCGGCATCTTCGGAGGCTCCGAGGGATCATTCCAGACGATCGCCAAGGCCGTCCACAAGGCCAAGGGAGTCGTCTATGAGTGGGCCGTGTGGGGTGCCGCGATCGAATCCCTCAAGGCCTTGGGCCTCGATGGTACGCCGATCAATCAGGAGGCCGCCAAGGAATTGGCGATCGGCATGAAGACGGCCCGTGACTTCGGACGGACCGAGGCTCAGGTTTCCGAGGCCATGGCTACCCGTCTTCGATCCTACGCCGCGTTCATGGCCGAGGACACCGATCGCGGGCCTCAGGAGGCCGCGTGTCTGGCGACGGGCCGTCCTGAGAAGATCAAGACCAAGCGGGCCGCACGTCCGGCAGGAGCCAAGGCCAAGGCCAAGACCGAGGCCAAGACTGAGGCCAAGGCCAAGACTGAGACTCCGGCTCA